AGAACGCCTCGACGCGATGGTCGAAGGTCAGATCGTCCTTACACAGGAGCGGACCTTTGAGGGCGAAACGCTCAGGACCCCAGGTGACAGCATTATAGCCGACCGGAACGTCATTGTAGGTGACATCGCAAGCACCACCGTTATCGCCGGGGTTGCCGGACGCGAGGGTGATGGCAGACCACTCCTCAGCCGCAGTCGGCTCAATGGAGGTGGTGGTGAACGAGGTCTGGGTCAGACCCGTACCCTGAGGATACTCGCCGCGCTCAATGAGGTTGAGCCACATCGAACGGTACGAGGCGCGTTTATAGACGTCCTGCGCGAGCGACTCAGTCGCAACGGCAAAGGCGTTAAAGACATTGGGACAAGACATGAGATTAAAGATTCGTTAAACCGACGTTTACTATCGGTAGGCCATCCTCCCCCATCACACGATGGTTGATTGACCTACCTCCTTACCGATGCGGAGCGTCATTGCCGCTTAGACAGGCGCATTCAATGACCAGTTGAATGCAACTCTTAAGGTCGATGAGCGGACTGACGCATACGAATGGCCGTAATGTCAATCAGAATAGTGGAGCATTAGGAATCTCATCCGTGAGTTCCGACTGCTCCGCCATGTAGCTCTTGTACCCGCACAGTAGGCCAAGTTTATGAGGCTGGATGATATGCTCTCTGGCGATGAAGCCTCTGAATGTGTACGGACCAGGGAAACTTCCGGTCATCAGAGCGTAGAAATCCACGCCGTCAGTCTTCCTACCTTTGCGCGCATCGACCAGTAGCTTGCCGTTGTCGTACTTGGTCGTTTTGACATCGATGCGGAATCCCGGCGGAGGCGGGATAACCGCGTCGTAGAGCGGATGCGGAGGCTCGCGATTCGTATCCAAATCGGGATACACATTGAATAGCTTACAGAACGCTATCTCGCCGCACATTCCCTCCAGATCCACAGTCGCAGCATCCTCTGAGCTGATCTTCAAGTTCGCCTTGTTGAAATGACGGTTGTTGCCGTTTCGATTCCTAGCAACGAAGTGGGCCAACTTCCTCTCAGCGGTGGTTAAAGATACAGTTTGACCAATTTTGATTTTATTTAGCATGGTCAAAAAGGTGGAAAATTTTTGAGGGGGGTATCGTAAACGAAGCCCACCCGCAAAGGGGGTGCCAGGTCCTACCCCATAAACTGTGCCATTCCTAGGAAAAACAATCCTTTTCTGTCATAAGCAAAACTAATGCAGTCCATTAGTCCGCTTGCGTTGCCCAATGACTGTTATATTTACTTCTCCGACGGTTCACTCACGACTTGTTCCACGTGGAACTTATCCGGCATTGATCCGAGAAGATTGATTGAGACGGACGCTTGCTCGCCTTGTTCTGACCAACCAAACACAAGCGCCGAGCGCTTTGCCACGCTTCCCAGTATTTGCTCCCTCACGCTTTCATCCTTTATTCCATCGAGGTCATAACTGTCTATCCTTTCGAGCGTACTTGCGGCGTCCGCTGCGAGCTTTGAGCGGACTAGAGCGGACAGGCTTTCTAGGGAGGTTTCTTTCTTAGGAGAAATTGCCTTCGCCTCCCGCTTCACTTTCGTGATGCCCTCAATTGACGCCTTGTTCGTCAACGTCGCCTTGTTCAGTTGCAAATCGTTTGCAATTGCGTCCCAACTTTGTCCCGCAAAGTAAAGTGCCTTCGCCTTTTCCCACGCTTGTTTTCCAATTCGCATTTCCCGTCAATTTACCCTGTCGTCGTGAATCGTTCAACGTCGCCTTCGTCGCCTTTTCTTCGCCTCGTTTTCCCTCGTTTTCCTAAGGTTTTCCCTCGTTTTCCCTTCCATTAAAACTTTTTCAAACTTTTTCTTTGACTCTTTCCACCCTCCACCCTAGTCTGTCCGCAGCAATGAAAACCACGTTTAAAAAACTTCTGTCAGCACTGGCAACGGCCGCGATTTACGCCGTCCTAGGTTACGCGTTTTACTTCCTTTTCTTCGCTTCTCAACTTTAACCCTCAACCAATCAAATCCCATGAATTATCCTAAACAAATCCCCGCCACCTATTCCGCCGATTCCGCTTTGGAACGCGCCTATCGCCTAGGTTGGAATCACGGCCATGGCATCGCTTGTCATAATGTCCCATCAATCGGCGATTCCATCGACCGTTCCGTCGATTGGGTCGGCTTGGGCAAAACCGTCACGCCGGAAAATATCGCAGAATACCACGAATTGCTTTGCTTTGCCGCTGAATCGAATTCCCGTGATTTCTCCCCGTTCGAATTTATCGCCCATGAATTCAACGAATCAGAGGATTCCGAATCGCTTTGGGAAGCTTTCGAATCAGGGATTGCCGATTCAATCCGCGCCGATTTGAAGTCCTATTCATACGCTGAATTGGTCTAATTCCCGATATCCTGCCCATCGGCAATCGGTGGGCAGCAATCGGCAATTACGCCGAATCAAAAGCCAATCAAATCCCATGAACATCACCAAAACATCCAAAGGCAAAACCCACGTTTCCCGTTCCTATCCTTGGGGATTGCATCCCCGTAACGGACACCGTTTGCTTTGCGCCGATGGAATCGTCCGCTCTGCGGAGCTTGCGGAAACGGCCGACACTTATTTCAGCATCCCCGCATCCATTCGAATCAATGGCAAGCGGATTTCAGGCTATGCATCATGCGAAAAGGATTCGACTTGGGAAAACGAAGTGTGGGTTTTCCGCCACCACACAAACCAGAATGCGCCGCTTCCCGCTTGGCCATCATCATTCGAACCGGAATTCGATTCGTTGATTTCCAAAGGTATTTGATTCCCCGCGCTTCCCTATCTGAAAAGGTAGGGAATAGCGGCGAATCAAAGCCGATCAAATCCAAATCAAATCCCATGAAAGCAAACTGTTACCTCGCCCCTGATTCAAAAGTCCGCCGCACCTTTCCCCGCGCAAATGAATCCGCGCACTACGTTTCCGGGGATTCCCCGGAACCAATCGTGAAGCTTTACGGTTCGATTGAACGGGGGCAATGCCATGCCGAATTGAGCAACGGAGAGTATCTTACGGTTCCGACGGGCAAAGGATTTATCCTGTCGGTCCATGAAGTCGAAACGTCCGCCATGCTCGCCGCCCGATAATTTCAACGCATCCCATCCCATGATCCTAATTTCCCGCACCTTTGAAGTCGTCACGCCAGAATCCGCAGAAGACGGTGAAGCCGCAGAATCCGGATTTCTGTCCGAAGGCGAAGCCGTGACTTTCCGCGAGCTAGTCTCTCTTATGCGCGCGCATCCCCTTCCTTCGTGTTATCCTCCGCGAGGCGAGGCTTTCGAATGGCTTTCATCCCATTCCGAAACGGACTATCGCGATTGCTCTAATCGGACGGAATCCCTTCACCTAGACCGCTCAAATCATCCCCGCACGGTGAAATACTGGCGCAAGGCAATGATCGCAGCGGGAATAATCCGCAGGAAGTGACTCCCCGCGAGAGTCTATCCGCAAGGGTAGCCTCCGGCGGTGAATCATCCTGATTCCCGATTCAATAAATCCAAATCCCATGAAAACCACCGTCACAAGTTATCAATTCGTCGAAGCCTTCCGCGCCGCTGGCCGGGAAAGCCAATTCACGCGCGCCGCTCTTTTCGCTCTCTTCGATTACCTTGAATCTTACGAGGACGATTGCGGAGTGGAGCTTGAACTAGATCCTATCGGCATTTGCTGCGATTGGGCCGAATACAAAAGCGCAAAGGAAGCCGCCGATCAATTCCGCAAATCATTCGACAGCGAATCCGAGGCTCTGACTTGGATTTTGGACCGGACAACCGTCATTGAATTCACCGGCGGAGTCTTGATCCAGCAATTTTAACCCATTCCCCGCGCATCCATGACCATTTTAACCAAACGACAGGCCGAATCGGCCATTCTCAATTCACTCTTTCAATCTGGCGGAACGCTGGCCTGCCTCCCAAAGGAGCGTTTAGACCGTGGCAAATACAAAAACACGATTGTCGGAAAGGACGTTCCCGCGCATTTGAAGGACCGCTACAGCCTAGTGTGGGCGGAGCGTAGAAAAGACAAGGACGGCCCATATTTCACGCTTTTCTGCATTTTGCGAAAGGATCATCCCGAAACAGATTTCGGCATCATCCGGCGGTAAATTCCTGACCCATCCTCCGCGCATCACACGCAAGTGTGCTGCGAAAGGGTAGGCCAATCTATCCGCAGCAACAAATCCAATCCCATGCGTTACAAAATCCAACTCTCAACCTCAACCGGCGGCTGGTCAGACCTCCGCGCATCATACGACGGCGAGAACTACGAAACCTGTCTATTTCCCACGCGGAACGCAGCCCTCGCCGCGCGCGAGGAGTTTGGCGAACTGTCCGAATTCCTCGAAACGACGCGAATCGTCACCGCCGAAACTCCCGAAACCGAAAACATCTACGCATGAAACCCCAATTCACCCCCGGCCCTTGGCTTGCAATTCCCACAACAGCCATTTCACGCAACCCTGATAGCCTGAGAATGGACATTGTCACGAAGACAGGAGAATGGAATCCGGCATTCATTGCTGGCGACATACTGCCCGAGGATGCGCGCCTAATCGCCTCCGCCCCCGATCTTCTCTCCGCCCTCGAACGCCTCGCGCACCCTATGGCCGACGACGACGACCTAGACTACGCTCGCGAGGTAATCGCCAAGGCGAAAGGCCAGCAATGAAACACATTCACAAGCCAGTCAAGTTCACCCAACGCTGTTTTTCCGGTCCTGTTGAATCCGACAAACCGAATCCCCGCGCGCATGGCTGGGCAACGATTGAGCAGACTTGTCGATGCGGCGCGGTGCGCTTTGTGAACTTTAACCAGACGCAAAAAGAAGTCGGTCATTGGCAACCTGAAATCAGTCATTGGCAATCCGAGCGGTAAATCCAACGAAAACTACGCAAAACCGAATCAAATCATGCATCCATTGCTTCTTTCAGCGTTAATCCAGATCGAATCCAACGGAAACGATCATGCCCGTGGCCGTCACGGCGAACTTGGCGCGTTGCAGATTAAGCCAATCCTCGTGCGCGATGTGAATCGGATCATGGGGACGCATTACACGCACGCGCAGGTAACCAACCGCACCGTCTCGATCTTCATCGCCCAGTCATACCTCGCGCATTACGGACGCAATCTCAGCGACGAAAGTCTCGCTCGGATCTGGCAAGGTGGGCCAAAAGCCCTTAGAAAACCCTCCACACGCGCCTATGGCCGCCGGGTCATGCGCGAGCTTGAACGCCAGCGAACCGTCAAGGATTCCATGACAGTTCAATTCACCGAAAACCATCATTTCACCGCACGGTAAAACAACAGAAACCAATGAAACTGACCATTCAGTCCAAAACCAACGCGCAAACAATCATCGACCTGTTCAACGCCATCATTAACGGCGAGGTACAGGAACACGGCGCGCAACCGCTGAGCATCTACGACGACGACAAGCACATTTGCAGCATCGTTGCGGCGAACGGTCAGCAGATTCTGGAACTCATCATCGAGCGCGAGCAGGGCGACAAGCTCATGCAGATCGGCGAACCGGAGACGCTGCAATGATCGACAAAAAAACATTTTACCAAAACCTTTCCAAAAAGGTCCTTGTGCAGGCTAGTACGATGCCGCTCAAAGACCTAATCGAGAATCTGGAATCGCTCGCGCACATGATGCATTCGCCAATGCTCCGCGAGGTGGCGAACCGTCTCCGCAACGCTGATTGCGCGACGACGATCTTGGAGGATTCGCTTTTCTATGCGCGGATGTACCGCGACACGACAGTCGAAGGAGCTAACCTGCGAAGGATGCTCATCGACGATGCGGAGACGGTTGTTTCGTTGATTCGAAATGGAGGATGCGAATGAGCCGCAATCTCTTCGCCCCTCCTAAGTTCAAGGTGCAAGTCAGCGGCGCGATTGGCTGGAGCGACTTAAAGCAGCGGGTCGTCAGGCATGAGACGGTCGAATTCCGAACCCGCAAGGAGGCGGAAGCGGCGGCCAAGGAACTCAACCCTGGCGAGTACACGCAAGGAAGACTTCGCGTCGTCCCGGTCGAGATGCCGGAGGATTACGATGTTTATCCGGTGACGGAGCGGACCAAGGCTAACCGATGAGAAGAACTATCCGAGAACTTCTGTCCGACATCGACCCTGACCTCCTGCTGATGGACGGCTTCGATGACTGCATCATCGGAGTCTGCGAATCGTTCGGCGGCATTCCGGTCGTCGCCTACGACTACGAAAAGGTCATCGCCAATCTGGAGTCGCAGGGCATGACCTACGAGGAAGCCGTCGAGTACCATGAGTTCAACCAACTCGGAGCATACGTCGGCGAGCAAACACCCGTCTTCATCCATCGCATCGAAAATTCCGTCTAACTTCTCCTCCGTCTAACCGAGCGCATCCAAAACCATGTCATTTCACCGATTCGATTCTAGCGTCGCGAT